TTACTTAAATGTTCCCCAAGGTTCATGAGTATATGCATTTCTGCCAACAAGATATAAGTATCCTCCACCAGAACGTGGTTGACGTAGCCATACATAACCATCGTGGTTTGAATATGCATCATACTTAATCTCAGTACCTGGCCCAATAGTTGTTGCAACTGAGCTAATCAGCTTAGCTCCCCATCTTAAATTGATGTAGGTATTTGAGATAAAAGTACCATGTTCTTCTACCCATTTATCCCCTTGTGCGTCTACCCAAGTTTTAGGTTGAGCAGGGGTAGGATTTGTAGCAGGCTTACTAGGTTGTGCTACAGGCTTGTTTCCACTAGATTGGGATGAATTGTTAGCATTAAAAACATCATTACCGTTATCAGTTACAGTAATTGATCCATCCACCTTCATTCCAAGTAAATTGTCTGTATATTGCCATGCATCTACATATTTAGCGGATGGAAAGTAATTAAAATCAGGATTTTTATCTGCTGGTGCAACTGTTGGATATGATGCTAACCAAAAGAAATCCATGTATGGCTTTATTGCTTCTAAGTCAAAACTAGCTAATAAGTTCTTTCCGGTATAGAATCCAGTCCTAAACCCTGCATCTCGTAAGGCTTTTAAAAAGACAATTACTGAACTTGTAGGCATACCATTAATTTCAGCATCTAAAATCATTAAAGTTTTCGGTTTTACATTAACTTGGTTCTTTGCATTATCAATAAAGTATTTTGCTTCATTGACAGCTTGCGCATCATTAGTGAATCGACCAAAGTGGTAAAATGCAAAGGCGTTAACTCCACCTGCTGCTGATTTATCAACTAAATCATGAATATAAGGGTTTACGTAGTTAGTGCTTTCGCTAATCTTTACAATTGCTTTCTTGACCCCTAACTTCTTGTAGTCGTCTACTGTTAGATCTTTTTGAAAGCTTGATAAATCGATAAATATTTCTCTTGCCATGTTTATAGTTTCCTTTCCTGAATGAATTAAAAATATATTGATTATAGGTGCACATAGTTATTTAGTTTCTAACTTACTAGCATCAATATGTCCATTGACCATAGCTGTACTAGTTAGGTCAGCTATTTTATTGCCATCAATTTTTGTAGCAACATTAGTTTGACCAGCGTTTTTTACTTTGCTGTCATACATATGCTGTACATAATTGCGTACTGTATCGCGACTGATTGGTACGTTTGGATAAAGCTTTGCTAATTGACTATAGACTTCATCTGTCGCGTCAGTTAGCTTCTTTGAGCCTTCTTTATCGTCAAGGGATGCTTGATAAGTAGTTGCCTTTAAAGCTAATTCCCCCGCTGTTTCTAAAACTGTCGCAAGCTTAGGGTGAGTGAGCTTTAATTTTTCCAATTTCTGCTTATTCATGCTGTAAACAGTAGCCATTCCAGCTACTAATAAAACTACAATTGCCCAAATTAAATTAATGTCTAATCTCATTTTCGTAATTCCTCTCTCAATTTTTCATTCTCTTCTTGTAGATGCTTAACCTGTTTCTTGTAATCGTCACGTTCGCTTTTTAATTCTTCGACAATATCTTGGAAAGTATCTCGCTTGTTTTTATGATATGCGTTATATGCAGTTATTAGCACTCCTAAGAATGTTCCAAGAGCACCGATAATTAGGTCTACATGCAAGCGAAGCACCTCCTAGCGATCATGAGCTACATGCAAAATCAAAAGAAAAAGGACTACATCGCCAATGACGGTGTGTCCCATTCTGAATTCAGATGTAAAGATAATGTGTCCTAATTGCAAGAATGCCAAGCCTAATACAATACCTCCACATACTACTAAAAGCGTACGAATTAATAAGGTATCGTCAGGTCTAAATGCAGTAGCAAAAAATAGCACTATGCCAACTAGCAAAATAAAAATATCTATTCGCCAGTCATTGAGCGCGCTTTGCAAATTAGGCGGCCAAAAGAAATAATGACGATCGTACCAAAGTGAGCCGCCAATAGCGATCATAGTTATTGCAATAATTACCTGAAGGTCATTAAGCTTGAGGTTGACTAAGTACCGTTTCAGCTTGGTCATAGTCCTCACCTGTGATTTCTTTATATCCTTCTTTGCTAAGAATGCCTTGTTGAACATAGCTTCGAAAAGTTAAGTTGGCTTCTTCTTTTTTACCGAACCATCCCCAGTTATATTGATTCTTCCATGATTCAATTAGTTCTCTTTGAACTTCTGCGATCATCGCTTGTAAATCCATTTTAAAGTCCTCCTATTTGATACTTAATTATTGTTGGATTGAGATCTTTTACCCAAGGCAACCATCGTTGCACTTAAGTTAGCCACCATTCTGTTAGTTTGTTGAACGGAGGCTTGAAGTTGATCCATAACCTTATCGCTGGCTTCCGCACTTTGCAGAGTGTCTTTGTGAGCTTCTTGCAAGCTAGTAATACTTCCTTCAAGGGTCTTCAAGCTTTCGGTAACTGCTGTCAAACGTTGTCCGTAAGATTCTTCGCTGACGTCGTACCATTCGCCTTTCATCCAATCATATTTTGG